CGCTTTCCTCTATCTGAACGGAACCAGTCGGGTTCAGTCTTAACTGGCCAGGATCAGCCAAGGTTGGAAAGTCCTGCCCATGATGCGGCTGGATCGTTCGGGCCTGATGTGGGGGTGTGGGCAAAACAGCATTTGGAGATTGATTTGATGCCTTGGCAGTTGCAATGTTTGACGGGTCAATTGGCTTATGACGAACAGGGTGATTTGTTGAACAGGATTTCGTTGGTTTCCACTGCTAGACAGAATGGAAAGTCCACGGCTCTTGCGGCTTTGGTTGGTTGGTGGCTGACAGAGATGCCCAAAATACGGGGGCAAAAGCAAATGGTGTTGACTACTGCAAACCGCCTGGATTTGGCTGTTACTTTGTTCGATTTGTTGAGTGATGTGTTGGAAATCAAATTTGGGGCGAAACTGACAAAGGCTTATGGGCGGAATGCGGTTCAAATGCCTGATGGTTCACGGTGGATTGTTCGGGCCGCAAAGCCCAATGTGGGCCACGGTACTTCAAATGATCTGATCGTGGCTGACGAAATTTGGGACATCGGTGATGCTATTGATGGCGGTTTAATCCCGTCCCAGCGCGCTAGGCGTTCGCCATTGCTTTCCATGTGGTCAACCGCTGGCACAGAATCCAGCACAGTGTTCAAAAGATGGCGTGAACAGGGATTGCGCGCAATCGACAAAGGCGAAACATCCACTTTCTACATGGCGGAATGGTCGCCTGATCCTTCCCTAGATGTAAACCTAGAAAGCACCTGGGCGCATGGAAACCCCAGTTTGGGCTACACCATCAGCATGGACACATTGCGAAGCGAATCCAACAACCCGAACCGCGCCGAATTTTTGCGCGCTTCCTGCAATCTTTGGGTGGCCAGCGATCAAGGTTGGATTCCCCCAGGGATGTGGCCGCAGTTGGAATACAAAGAACCGATCCCCGATGGGGGTTATTTAGGCATAGAAGTTTCGTTGGACGATTCACGCTATTTTGGGGTTCGCACAGTCCAATTGCCTGATCGGCGCGTGGCCGTCACCGTGGCCTTTGTGTGTGACACCTATTCGGCAATGTTGGAAGAAGTGTCAAAACTTGCGTCAACTAGCATCAAGTTTTTGATTTCCCCTAGCATCGAAATCCATTGGCCAACCGTTTATGACCAACGAACCGAAGTGGTCGGCTACGGCGAAATAGTGCGCTACACCGCAGGCGTGAAAAACATGATTTTTGAAGGAATGTTGGTTCACGATGGATCAAAACAACTTTCCGAACATGTACAGCGCGCCGTGGCCGTGAAAGCAGAATCATCTATTGCTTTATCTTCCGCACGAAGCCCAGGGGAAATTGCTTTGGCAAGGTGCATGGTTTGGACAGCGGCCCATGCCAGCCGCCCAACGATTGTCGGGAAACCCATCATTGCGTTTGCGAATCGCTAATGTACCTAATGGCATTGGGTTCTTGCTGGCCTTTTGTCGGGATCGGATAGTTTGCGACCCAATGCCACCAACAAATCTAGAATTGTGACACACTGAACTATGGCCATTTTCAAAACAAAGGTGACGAAAGCCGCCATTTCACCACAGGAACAACCGTCCATTTCGGCTGCCGCTGGCGGAACTTATTACCAGGGCAACGGATCAGGTGAACAATCAATTGGCGAATACTATTCGTACATTCAAGGCGATTTGCGGAACCGCGCAATGCGCGTTCCAACAATCAACCGCGCGCGTGACCTGATCGCGTCAGTAGTTGGCAACACGCCAATGAAAATGTATCGCAAACGCTGGGATGAAGCCACAGGCGAAATGATCGAAACAGAAATTGCGCCGCGTTCCTGGATCGCTCAACCTGATCCGCAATTGACCTATGCAACTTTTTGGAGTTGGGTTTTTGACGATCTTTTCTTTTTTGGTAGAGCCTTTTTGTGGTGCAGTAGCAGAACCCAAGACGGGATGCCTGCTTCCTTCTCGCGTTTACCAGCCGCGATGGTGAACACGCTTGACATGAGCGGCCCAGTCTTTGCTTTCGGTAAATCAAACCAGATCTATTTTCAGGGCGCACAAATACCAACTGAAGATGTTGTGCAAATCATTGGTTCCAATCAGGGAATCATTTACCAATCGCCACAAGTCATTGCAACATCACTGGCCCTAGAAGATGCGCGCCTGCGCAATAGCAGTTCCGCTTTGCCTGCTGGCGTACTGCGTCAAACATCAGGAGAACCACTATCAGGCCAAGAACTTTCTGATTTGGCGCAAGCATTTGAACAGGCGCGCCGCAGCAACCAAATCGCGGCCATCAACCAGTTCGTGGAATGGCAGCCAACAGATGTTGACGCATCAAAAATGCTGCTTTCCGAAGCCGCCGAATTCCAATCAAAAGAAGCCGCGCGCATGTGCAACATCCCTTTCTTTCTTAACGGAAACAGCGTTGGATCTTACAGTTACCAATCCAACCAGGGCGCGCGCCAAGACCTTTATGTGTTCGCGGCCCGTTCCTACATGTCAGTAATTGAACAAACAATGTCAATGAATTCAATTTTGCCCCACGGAACTTGCGTCAAATTCGATGTGGATGATTACCTGTCGGAAATTGTTGACGGCGAAGAAGAAATGGCCGATTACGAAGAAACAATGCCAACAATGAACCCAAATATGGAGTAGAAATAGAAACATGTTAAAACTAATTTCCACCGATTTAACCTTGGACGCAGCCGCCGTTGAAGGCACACCTTCCCGTTCCGTTTCGGGTGTGGCCGTTCCTTATGGCGTGGCCGCAACTGTTTCTGATGGGTCAAAGGTGATCTTTGAACCTGGAAGCCTTCCAACGGATGGCAAAGCCCCAAAATTGTATTTGAACCACGATTCAGAACAGGCCGTTGGCATTGTCACCGAAAGAGTGGACACCCCTGAAGGCATGATGTTTTCGGCGCGCATATCCAAGACACCCCAGGGCGAAACCGCGCTCACTTTAGCCCTTGACAAAGTTATTGATTCAGTGTCCGTTGGTGTAAATCCGACCAAGTTCAAAATGCAAGACGATGGAACAATGCTCGTCCAAATGGCCGACTGGATCGAATTATCTCTAGTCACTGGCCGCCCAGCATTTTCGGGGGCCATCATCACTGATGTCGCAGCCACCGAACCTGAGACCATCCCACACGAAGAAGATTCAAAAGATATTATTCAAGAAGAAGTTTCAAACGAGGAGAACCCAACCATGTCCGAATCCACCCCAGTAGAAGCAGCAATCCCAACTTCCCCAGTTGTATTTGCTGAACCAAAACGCGAATTCAAAATGCCATCCGCTGGCGATTACCTCGCAGCAATGCACATTGGTGGCGACACCTATCGCAAAGTAAACGCCGCATTCCACGAAGCAGCGCGCCGCAATCAGTCAGCAATTGAAGCAGTGTCGCAAGACCTAACTTCTGACACACCTGGCTTGCTGCCCGTTCCCGTGCTTGGACCTGTTTTTCAAAATTACAACTTCATGCGTCCAACCGTTTCCGCATTCGGAACACGCGCAATGCCAAACGGATCAGGCATTAGTTTTACGCGCCCTTCCATCACAACATCGACCGCAGCGGGCAAGCAGACCACGCAAGGAACCGCAGTTACTTCACAAACAATGGTTCTTGCCGCAAATTCGGTCAGTCGGCAAACGGTCGCTGGGTCCATCCAGATCGCACAACAGACAATGGATTTCACGGATCCAGCCGCAATGAATGTGATCTTGAATGACCTCGCTGGACAGTATTTGAAGCAGACGAACGACATCGCAATTGATTATTTGGTGTCACAAAAGCAGGCTTCGGGTTACACCTGGACAGTTACCGCAGGCGATGTTTCAAGTTTGATCACTGGCATCTACGGTTCCGCAGAAAACATTTCGGCAACCACCAACCTGTTCCCAACCCATCTTGTGTGCAGTGTCGATGTATGGCGCAAACTAGGTTCACAGGTTGACGATGCAAAACGCCCAGTGTTCCCAGCAATCGGCGCGCCTGGCCTTATCGGTCAGAACACGCTTGGCGCAGGTTCGGCCGCTTCATGGTCGGGAATGAACCCACTTGGTTTGGAAATTGTGGTTGACGGAAACGCCGCCGCAGGAACCTTGCTTGTTGTTCACGCCCCAGCCGTGGAATTCTACGAGGCCCAACAGGGCATGCGTAGCGTTGAGGTTCCAGACCTTTTGGCCCGTACCTTCTCCTACTACGGCTACTTTGCAACATTCGTTCAGGATGCCCAAAACCCATCAGCGGTTGCAGGAAGCCAGTTCGTTCAAGCAATCACTGTCGCTTAGTAGAAAGGCGGCTTTACCGCCATGGCTACTTACACCGTCACCCATAAACAACTGATTGATAATTACGCCGTCCTTCAATTACTGACCCCCACAGAAATTGAAGTCGGCACATCAATTACGGTTGCCGCAGTTGGCGCGCCATTCAACGGAACCTTCACTGTTTACGCCTGCCCCGAATATCTTTTTGTTGGCACAGACAGCGAAGGTGACTTGGATTTTGATCCATTCACACCAATTCCAAATCAAGTGCTGTTTGCTTGCACTGGAAGCGATGTTCAACGCGGCGCGGCAACTGGCACAGTCACCTACGCCCCTGTTTGCACCTGGATCACTGCTAACGACATAGCAGATTGGTTGTATGTCGCCACAGCGACCGCCGCAGACCAATCTTTCTTGACGATTGCAGCGGCCGCAGCCAACCAGTTCGCATACCGTAGGAGACAGGAAAGCGGCTATTTTGATTCGCTTAGCACTGTGCCATCGCAAGATGTAAAATTGGGGACGATGATGTATGGCGGCGCGCTGTACCGTCAACGCGGATCAGTGGATGCTTTCGCATCGTTTAACGAAATGGGAAGCCAACCCCCAATGGCGTTGTCAGGCTTAGTAAAACAATTGCTTGGCATTGAACGCCCCCAGGTTGCTTGATGCCCACCGCCTACACCGACCTACTGAACAAAGCGTTGGACAGTCTTGCCACCACTTTGAACACCATCACCCCAGCCATCCCAATTGTGACCGACCCCAGGAACATTCAGGGTGCTTGCGCATTTATTAACGCCCCCACCTTCACGACACCGTTAATGAAAAACAAACGCATTCAATTGACCTTCCCTGTTCAACTTATTGTTCCTGGGCCTTTTAACCTTGACGCACAACGCAAACTGTTGAACATGACCGCCCAAATGTTGGGGGCCAATGTGGCAATCACTGAAGGCCGCCCCACATCCATAGAGATTGGCGGCGCGTTGTACCCTTGTTATGAAGTTATCGTCAACAT